ACGAGATGCTGGAGCGCCTCCGTCGCCCTGTCAACGAGCGCGGCGGCCGAGTCCTGGGTGCCACGGATGTTCGCCTTCGTCCAGACTCGCGACCCGATGGGCTCCTGCCCTGGTGGCCTGAAGTGATCGCCCCACCAGCCGCGAGGGTTGCCGTCCCCGAGCGGGTCCCCGTCAGAGTCCTGCGCCCTGGCATCAGCGAAGAGCGCCACGATGACTGCCTGATGGAGATACGGCAGGACGGCATCCGACCCTTCGTAGGTCGCTTCTGCCAGGAATCCCCAGAGGTCCGTCGCCCTGTCCTCTGCCTCCAGCGGCGCCATGAAGTCTGCCGTGTCAGCGGCTGGGTCGAGCAGGTCTCCGAGGTCATTCTCAGCCGTCGCAGGAGCCGTCACGCGGTACGGCTCGTCCGAGGTCATAGGGGAGGAGAGGGAGAGCCGCACCCGCGTAGGCTCGGCCAGCTCCGCCGTCGAGATGACGACCGCAGAGCCAGCCAGGAGCGGGGAGACGTCCCACTGGGAAGCGGTCTCGACCGTGCCCTCTGCCATCGACTGGTCGAACGTCACGACCACCGTATCCAGGCCGACCGCTGCTCCACTCACGACGGTCGGCTGGGCCGTCTGCCTCTCATGGGCGCCCAGGTCTGGACCGCCCCCAACATCGCGCGGGAGACCTGCGCCGTCCGTGGTCGTCCCGGTGTTCGTCCCCAGGTCGAGGATCGTCGACCCTGCCTGGATGGTATAGTCGTCAGCCCCGGCATTCGTGAACAGTGGGTCGGCCGTCCAGGCGTTGACACCCAGAGTCCCGGCCACCACGGAGGTCGCCGTCCCATTGCCGTGGGTGTCGTAGTAATCCACGTCCGCGCCGGCGTGGTTCAGATACAGGCCGATCCCTGCGTTGTCCTTTGCGATGGCATTGCGGACCGTGCACGCCTGACTCGCATCGAGCCCGTGGGTCGTGCATCCCGTGATCGTTGGGTGATAGACCGTCATCCCAGAGGCTGGCCTGATGCCCGTGGCGTGTGTCCCGTAGATCGTGGGATTCGCCAGCCCTCCACCCGCTCCACCGTTGCAGTCGATCGCAGTCACGGCAGGAGTCGCCCCCACTCCACCATCGCAGTCCGGCTGGATGATGTTGTGCGAGTCCGTGGTCGAATAGATCGCTTTCCCCTTGTACTCTCGGAACGTTACCTTGTCGCCGGGGTCGTTCCCCCCGACCGTGCACCCGTTGACATTCAGGGCGATGCACGCCTTCGTCGCATGGGAGCCCTGGACGACGATACCCTTGATCGTGACGGCATTAGGCTGGACCCGCAGCACGTCAGATGAGGAGGTCGTATCGCCCAGCACCACGGCCTCGGCCACGTTGTCAGCGTGCGGCTCCAGATTGCAAGCCACCACGAGCCCGACCCCTGCGTGGTTCCCGTCCCTGAGCTGGATCGTGTCGCCTGCCCCGAGGGCTGGGTCTAAACCGAAGCCAGCCAGCGCCGAGGCGATGGTCCCTGCTCCGTAGTCTGGCACGATGCGTGTCGCCACGGCTAGACTCCCGTTCCGCCGACGAGAATGCCGCCGGCGAAGATTAGCGTATTACCAGACTGGGGCTCCGTGAATGTCCCCGACTTGCCTGCCACGGCCCCGATCTTATAGCCGCCCGTCGAGGAGTGCGTGCCCTGCACCTCCACATCGCCAGAAACCTCCACGGCGGTGTCCGTCAGCCGCACCTCTTTCCCTGCACGGTTGTATAGGGCGACCTCCCATTCTGCAAGGTCTGTCGGCCGGTCTGCGCGACTCCAGGCGAACAGGATGACTGGGTGATCGGCAGCTCCTGCCACCCGTGCTGCGAGGCACTCCGACCCGCTGCCAGGGCGGGCCGTGAGGCCGTAGCCCTCCAGGTGTTCGACCCCGTCGTCAGGCTCTCCAGCGCGAAGGGAGACCTGGAGCGTCCGCAAGCTGGTCGTCTCCGTGATCAGCTTCACCACGCCACGGAGGATGAGCCCTCGGATTCGATTCTTCGCCCCCTCCAGGGCAGCGGCAAGCTCCCGGCTCATTCTGTGTCTCCTGAGCTGGATGGAGGAGCCGCCTTGCTTCCCAGGTTCCCCCGCACGCTGGCGACGTACTCTGCGACATCGATCCCGATGGCCGCCGCGAACCTCCCGAGGTAGCCTGAGGCAGAGCCTGCTCGCTTTTTGGGGCGGGCTGGCCTGCGGCTGGCCTGAACCGGCAGCTCCTTCTCGTATCCCTCCTTCGGAGAGACAGTGATCGTCGTCCGCTCTCCGTGGGCGTCCAGGTCGAACCCAACGGACACGATCAGCAGCTCCCCATCGATCCCGGTCCACCAGTCATCGACGGACACTAGCAGGTTCGGAGCCCAGAGGTCGCCGCCTGGGCGCTGCCTCCAGCCTCTGACGGTGTACGTCAGGGAGACAGAGCGGCCGGCACGCTGTGCTGCCTCCCACTTCGCGCGGGAGAGGGCTGCGGCAGGAGTGGTCGCCCTGTCTTCATCCACGGACAGACGCCGCACACGGGTCTGCCACGGGTCCAGGGCAGAGCCCTCGATCGCAGAGACTGTCTCCCCATTGTCCAGGTCGTCCCCTGCCCTCTGCCCTCGGCAGACGTACTCGGAGTACCGCTGCGAGGAGTCAATTCGGCCGGACAGGCTGATGATATTGTCGCTGAGAATGAGAGCCGTCTGCGCCCTGGAGACACCGGCCCGGGTGAGGACGAGTTCGCCCTCCGGGTTGTCCGTGATGAGCCACGCAGCTGCACGGCTGACGCGCTCGATCGCCGCGAACGCTGACTCCCCGGTCTCCAGTTTGAAGCTCGAAAGAATCTCCGTGTCCACCACGCCCGGGCCGAGGACCACGGAGATACCGTGAGGAGCACAGATCGCCTTGACAATCTGGAGCCTCGTCATGCGCTGGAACACTGGCCCGACATCCACGGGATCGGAGAGGACGACATCCGTCGTCTTGCTCTCCACTTCGACCGCGAACCTCCACCCGTCAGGGTCGTGGCCTGGAGACAGTGCCTCGGCGAATCCCGTGATGACTCTATCCGTTCGGCCGGTTCCTGTCTGGTCGTGAATCAGCACCTCAACGGAGGAGCCCGGCGGGCAGTTGAACCGCACCGGGCGCTTGTCGTCAGGCTGCCACGTCAGCTCCAGGGTCGCCTGCCTGACGGCCTGCTCGATGGATGCCCCGATCGACACACGGCTGAACCCGCTGAACGTCTTGCCGTTGAGCAGCAGCTCGGCGATGTCCTGTACGTCCGCCACTCCTGCGGCCTCCTGTCACTTCGTCCGGACTAGCACTGCAGCGGTCACGAACCCACCATGCGGCAGGTCGTTCAGCTCTGCAATCTCGTCGCACCGTGTCGGGTCCCCGTACAGCCTCCAGGCGAGTTCGATGGTCGAGGTCGTGCTCCTCACTTCCACTGTCCGCAGCCGCGCGAGGTCCGTCGTGCGGGCGTTCACGTCCTCCACGACACGACCGCGGAGATCGATCAGCGGCCCCGAGATTGTGGAGTCTGTGCGGGCCTCATCTGCTGCCCTGGCTGACAGCTCATCCCGCAGCGCGACTGCCTCCTCGTACGTCTCGAACTCCGTCTCTGCGATGACCCTGGAGCCCTGCGCGATGGCCAGCCTCTCGACCAGCCTGTCCACGGCCTCATCGTTCGCCCTGGCCTGTATCTCCTCCTCGCTCAGCCCTGCGGTCGGGGCAGCGGAGGCGCTGGAGCCGTAGAGGCCACGAACGGACTCGATCACATCGAGGAGCTGGGTCACTTCCGACAGCCGGTCGACGATCTCTCCCACTGGGTCCGAGGCGATCTCCTGATACTCGTCTTCGAGCCTGACGACGGCTGCCGTGGCGGCTGCTGCCAGGGAGAGATTCTCGGCGAATGGGCCGCCCAGGGCGAACCGGAATTTGGTCGTGACCTTGCCGAGCGCCTTGCGGGCTCTGTCCAGAACGTGGGCCGTCTCTCCATCCACCGACCAGGAGGCTGCGAACGACTCTGCGGCTGCTGCCTCCACCCGTGCTGCCGTGACGTCGATCGCCTCCAGCGTCAGGATGTCGGGAGCCGGGAACAGTGGCTCGCCTCCCTGGGTGAACGTGATGTCGAGCATCGTCACGCCGCCATCTGCGCGGGAGTGAGACACACGACCAACACGGCAGACCCCGATCAGAGGGCCGAAGAATGGATGGACGAGTTCGCCGGACCCAGCTTGACCCATCGCCCCGAACATCGCCTTCGCGCGGATGTCGTGGTCCGGGCCAGCGATCCAGCCTGAAAACGAGATGCGGGTGGGAGCCCTGCCAGTGTTGTCCGGGAACGTCCGGTCGCTCCCCGGATACTGGATGTCTTCGCCACGGCGGCCGGTCTCTGCGCCGACTGACTCCATCTCGAAGTCGATGCCCCGCCAGGAGGCGGGCCGCACACGGTCTCTCCAGGTCTCCACCATGTCAGCGACTCCGCATCGTCGGGGCCCGTGTCCCAGTGCCAGCCCGCATCGTGTCCGTCACGACTGAAACATCACGACCCTTCACATTGACAGGGAGGACCGACACCCGGTCGTCCCGGACTAGAACCTCCAGAGCCACGGCCGTCGACCTCTGCTCAGAGGATGAGTGCGGGTCGATGCCCTCCCGGCGCAGGTTCCGGCGCCTGATGCGGGACTGATACGCGTGGAACACGCCCGCCGCGGTGGCTCCTACCGTTGAAGTCTCCCCGGCCTCCCGGCCGATCTTCTCTGCCCTGGTGGCGCTCGCCCTGACGATGTTGCCGCTGGCCTCCTCCGTCGCATCGATATCCTTCAGCAGCCCCGAAATGCGGTACAGGTTATAGAGGGCCGTTGCGAATCCCACGATGGCCACGGTCAGCAACCCGGCCTGCGTGGCGGTCGCCGTCATGGCCGCGGCGAACTGGGCGATCTTGATCCCCGTTATGGCGAGCAGGATCGTTTTCATGCCGCCCAGCGCCTCGATGAATCCGAACACCTGGGAGCCTGTCTCGCCGATCCACTCGAAGGCTGCGGGGAGCTTCTCGATCAGCTCCGTGATGCGTGGGATCGCCTTCTCGAACTTGGGGACGAGCTTCGCTCCCAGGTCTGCCCCGACCCTCCGCAGGCGCTCCTGGAGGATGCGGAGCTTCGTCCCCGTTGTGCCATCGATCTTCTTGAACGCCCGGTCCGTCCATCCCGCTGTGTTCATCAGCTGCCCGCTGAACTTGGCGAGGGCGACGGTGTCCTTTCTCAGCAGAGCAGCCACGGCCATCCCACGAGAGCCGAAGGCGTCCGTCAGCTTGTCGCCGACCTTCTCTGGGTCCACGGACTGGAGCGCCTCGTCGAGATTGAATAGCGTGGCATTGAGGTCGATGCCGTTGTCAGCTGTCCGGACGATGTCGAATCCCAGCTTCTGAGAGGCGTCCGTCATCTTGATCAAGGCAGCCCGGAAGGCCGTGCCTGCGGTCGTCCCGTCGAGCCCTCTCGTGTTTAGCTGCCCGATCGCGGCGGCTGTCTGCTCGATGGAGATTCCGAACGACTTGGCGAACGGAATGGCCAGCTTCATGCCGTCGGCGAGCTGCTCCAAGTCTTTGAGCTGGAACGTCTGCTGCGTGGCCGTGAGGATGTCGCCCATGCGGGCGAACTCCGTGGTGGCGTCTGCTGCCTTGTCCCCGACGTTGTTGTATAGCTTGGCGACTGAGCGCATGGCGAGGTCACTGTCCACGAACGTCGCCTTGGCGACCTTCTGGGATACCTCGACAGCCTGGATCGCCTTGTCCGTGTCAGAGATACCAGCCGACATCGCCTCGTAGGCCGCTCCCAGATACTCCTCGACGGATGTACCGTGAGCCTCCGACCACTTGATCCCGGCCTTGTGGAACTTCTCGACCTGCGCCTGGGTCACTCCAGGGAGGGAGGACACTTTCGCGAGCGCGTCCTCCAGCGACAGCGTCGCCCTGGCGGCCCCGTAGATGCCGCCCACCACGCCCGCGCCGCCGATGAGGGAGAGACCACGGGTGAGGCCGCCGAGGCCACTGGCGAGGCCACGGAATCCCTTGCGTAGACGCTTGACAGATCGCCCGACCTTGCGGCTCATTCGCCGCATCGGCCCCGACATGCGGTCCACGCCCTCGATCACGGCCTTGATGGAGAATCGGCGGCCCATCCTCTATCCTCCCGCCCTGGCTGCGTTGAACGACTCCCGCAAGTCCCAGAGGTCGAACAGCGTGTCGGCGTCCAGCTCCAGCACGTCGACTGCCTGCTGCCCGTGGCCGTAAATAAGTGCCATCACGAGGGTTCGCCAGATGATGTTTCCGTCTTCGTCCACGGCTGGCAGCAGCCGCAGCCTCCGGCCTCCCCTCGGTGCCCAGGTCTCCTGCCCTTCAGGCCCTACAGGCCGAAAGGGCCGAACCACTCCATCGCCTGCGACAACACGGCCTGATAGTCGGCGGCGTCGATGCGGTAGAGAGCTTCGAGCGGGATGCCAGTGCATCGGGCCAGCATCTTGAGAATGACCGTGATCGGGTCGTTGCCGGCCTTCGTCCACCGTGCTCCCTCTGCTGCGTCCTTCGCATTCGGGCGACGCTGCAAGCGAATCTCGGCGGCTTGGCGACCCTTCTGGAATTCCAGCGGGGTTGCCAGCTCGACGGCCTTGTCGTAGTCCACCGGGGCATCCGGTGGGTCGAGTGCGTTGTGGAGCTGCTCCAGCTCCTTTTCGGACAGCTCTCCGATCGCTTCCAGGATCGGAACCAGTGGATCGGCTTGCGCCCCCTTGTGATCCATCAGCTACGCCCTCCGCCCGATGCCATAGAATACGACCTCGCGGATTCCCTCCTCGGCGTTCTTCGTCCCGCCTCTGGAGTGATACCCCGTCATCACGACGGCCTTGCCGTTGCCGTAGTCGAGGTCGATCTGGCCGTCCCGCTTCGCCAGGAGGATGTCGATGTCCGTGTCCTCATCCTCGATCACGGAGACCGTGATCATGGAGGCCCGCAGCTCGACCTTCTCGTGGACAGTGCCGGAGAGGCCGACCAGCGGCTCCCCTGCGACCTGATCGATGTCGTCCGTCGCGGCGGACACCGCATACGGCTCCCCATCGACCTTGAACGTGATAACGCCCCGGACCTTGCCACCCATTTTCGTGCTCCTTCCGAGTGCGCCATGGCAGCCCTCAGGCCGCCAGGGCGGACGGTGCTAGTAGTCGATCCGAGGCTGGTGAACGACCCCGATCTGGTCGAGAGGGTTCGCCCTGTCTTCAGGGAACAGGACCGCGACCCGGTTGGCGCTCGGCTTCGTCACGAGCCTGTTCGCCAGGAACTGCGGCAGGTTCTCGATCAGCCCGACCGCCTTCATCGCGTACGCCTCCGTGTCCACCCGCCGCTCGATCTCCTTCAGCGTCACGGTGTTGGGCGCTGATGTCTGGTCGTCCGTGGTGACGCGCTTCCCAGAGAGGAAGGAGGAGAGCGCAGAATTCAGTGCCCGGTGAACCGCCATGTCGTCGAAGACGTGGAGGGCGTGCCGGTAACGGGTGGTCGGCTGCGCGTTCTCATCCGTCTGCTCGTTGGTCGTGAACAGGGCGACCCGCAGGTTACTCCCTGCCACTGTCAGCGGAGCGACGCCATCGATGATGAGCGCGTTCGCCTCCTCATTCGTCAGAGACTCGCCAGCCCTGGGCGGGACCACGCTGCGGAGCGCCTTGCCGGTCACGTTCTTCGGAACCGTGTAGGTCGTGCCCTGGTAGCCGACCGTCGTCTGGAGGTCTGCCCGGATGGCTCCAGCGGCTGCCGCAGCATTCTCCCAGGGAGGAGCCGGGGCAGCCTGAGCGCCGAAGAGCGTCAGGTAACGGTCGTTCTCGGTGTCCCCGAGCGCTTCCATCACGGAGGCCGTACCAGCCGTGCCGCAGATCGTGTGTCCCATCAGCCCGACGGTCGCACTCCAGCGGCGGAACAGCTCCACGTCGAGCGCGTCCATCTCCGTCGAGGTGTCCCACGGGTGGATGATACAGTCGTAGGGCTCGTCGCCCAGGGCTGCGATCAGGCTCGTGATCGATGGGTCCGTGGCTCCTCCTGCCATCGCGGAGACGGCGAGCGTGATGCCATCCGGGACGGCTTCCCCGTGCAAGCCCGAATGCCGCACGTCGAGGTCGTTGCAGACCGTGCCACCGTTGCGGGCTGTCGTGGCGATGTAGTCCGTCACGACAGCGGCCGTGGCATCGATCGCGCCGGCCAGGACTGCCAGCACCCGGTCGGTACCCGGGGCCGCATTGTCGTCGAAGTAGACGGCCGTGTGCGCTGCGATGGAGCTGACGGCATAGACGCCGATCGCCAGCCCTGCTGCGCTCATCACGTAGAGGTCGACGCCCGCTGGGTGGACTGCCACCAGCCGGTCGTTCGTCTCGTCGTAGGCGACTGCCACGCCCACCGGGGCTGCGGCATTGTCTGCGACGTTGATCGTGTCCGCGTCCGACAGAGTGATCGTCTCCGTGGCGCCGAGCGTGACGTTGTCGCAGTTGAACGAGGCGATCTGGGTGCCAGTGGTCACGGGGGATACATACAACGCCTTGCCCGGGGTTGCCGGGGTTGCGCTGTGCGTCATCTTCATCGTCGCCACGGAGGCCACGACGGCCGCTGTCAACGGGAGGTCCGTGGCAAGGTTCAGAGCTGCCAGCATCGCGGCGGCTACCTCTGCCCCGGTGTCTGCCGTGGTGACGGCAGAGGCCACTCTGCGGCCCCCGTACATCATGGCGATCTCGCCGGTGGCTGCGGCCGTCCCATCGATGACGACGAACCCCGTGGCCTGGGTGGCTCCTCCAGCATCAGAGACGGCACGGACCCGCAGGTCACGGCCGCTGGCGGTGTCCTCCTGGAGATACCGCTCGCACATCTGCGCGGCGATGGAACCTTCACCCAGGAGCCGGACGGCCTCAGCCTTGCTCGGGATGCGATACTCCGTCTCAGCGACGGCAGCACCGGTTGTCAGCTTCTGGCCGAGGATGAGCCAGGGCGCAGGTTCGTTGGCGACCTGCCCCGCCTGGGACGGGTCCAGCTCGATATAGAGTCCCGGCAGCGCGTAGCTCCCCGACAGCTCAGTGAGCGCAATCGTCGACGCCATCTCAGCCCTCCTTCGCCGGGGCGGCCTTCACGGCGCCGGCCTTCTTCTTCTTCGTTGACTTGAGCGGCCCTGGCCTGAGTGCCGGAGCCGCGCTGACGACATCGCCGCACTTCCAGCGGCGCGCCCACCACTGGCGGGAGAGGTCGACGGCATAGCCTTCCGCCGGCATCCTGG